CAACGGTGAGATCGAGCTGCCGAACGCCCGCAAGGCGCCCGCCAGCCAGTCAGCCGACACCACCCAAGCCAAGGTCGATGCCGCCATCAAGGCAGCGGAGGCGCAAGCGCAGGGTCCACACACTTTATCCGACATCCCCGGCGGAGTACCCGCCGCAAGCACCCACGAAGACGCTCTGACGGAACTGTCCAGCATGGCGCTCACTGAGCGCTTTTTGCACATGTCTCCCGAGCAAATCGAGGCGGAGCTGGCACGCCTCTCCTAATTTGAGAGGACTACCAAATGGCTACTACTTCCATTCCAGTCGGTTCGCCCCTTGCCCGCAAGGTCTTCGGGGCGGCCCTGTTTGCAACCACGCAACGACAGCCGTCGCTGATGAACAACCTCACTGGTCCTGCGCCCAAGCAGGCCGGCGCCGAGGCGAAACTCAAGGGCCAGACCAGCCCGGATTTCCCGCTGGTTCGCGTCACTGACTTGAGTAAGAGCCAGGGCGACTCGATCTCCGTGGACCTGTTCAACCAGATGGGCGGGAAGCCGATCATGGGCGACCGTAATGCGGAGGGCAAGGGCCAGAAGCTCTCGTCATCGTCCATGGACATCCGAATCGACCTGACTACGCAAGTCGCGGACTGCGGCGGCAAGATGACCAATCAGCGTACCGTGCATAACCTGCGCGGCATCGCCATGGCCAACTTGCAAAACTGGTTCAAGCGGTACAACGACCAGACCTCTGTGATCCACTTGGCCGGCGCGCGTGGCTCCCAGGTCGGAACTGACTGGGTTGTTCCTCTTCAGGACGATGAGGACTTCGCCGAGATCATGATCAACCCGGTCAAGGCTCCGACCTACCAGCGCCACTTCGTCGCCGATGGTTCGTCTCTCGCGCAGGGCGGGCAGCAACTGGGCTCGATCGACACCACCGACATCATGCGGCTGGAGCATCTGGACGCGCTTGGTGCTTATATCGACGACATGGAGTACAAGCTGCAGCCCATCAAGCTGCCGGGCGATCCGGCCGCCGATGACGAGCCTCTGTACCTGCTGCTTGTCTCCAATCGCCAGTGGCAATCGATCCTGACCAACACCCAGGCCAACAGCCTGCAATGGCGTACCTTCCTGCAGAACGCGTGGAATCGCGCCAGCTCGTTCACCGGGGGCAAGAAGCATCCGCTTTTCACCGGCGAATGCGGCCTGTGGCACAACATCCTCATGCGCAAGACGGATCGGGCCATCCGGTTCAACGAGGGTGATTCCGTGCGCTACTGCACCGCTGCTGGTATTGCGACGGCCGCCGAGTCCGACGTCACGGTCAATTCGCTTGGTGCGGGCTACCACGTCGATCGTGCGTTGCTTCTGGGTGCTCAAGCTCTCGCGCACGTCTACGGCAAGAGCGCGGAATCCGAAACGTACGGCTCCTGGATGGAGAACAAGTACAACTTTGAACGCAATACCGAGGTTGCCGGCGACATCATGAATGGCAAGGCCAAGCTGCGCTTCAAGGTGCCCGACCAGCATGGCGACAAGATTCCGGTCGATCACGGTGTGGTCGTACTGGACACCGTCGTCCAGGTTCCCCACTGACGCGGCAGGCGGGCGGCCATCTTTGGCCACCCTCTGGCCCACCCCATTCGACATAGATATAGGAGCTTCAAATGGCAAGTATTCATGCCCCCGACTACAACAACAAGCCGCTACATATGTCGGCCTACGGCAATGCCTGGGCCGACGACTACGGCATCACTGCGGCGCCGAAGATTGGCGACAAGGTGTACTTCGGCATTCTGCCGGCTGGTCTACGCGTGCATAGCGTTGTCCTGCAGCACCACGCTGCAGGCGCGAGCGCTACCGCCAAGCTGGGCTTCGAGCCCATGGAGGACGACACGCCCGCCGCCGATGACGACTACTGGCTTCCCGCTTCCACCACCACGGCGGCTGCGGGCGTCAAGACGTCCACCGCTGCACCCATCACGTTCCAGCGGCCGGTCAAGATTGTTCTGACTGCCGGTGGGGCTGACTACGCCTCCGGGACGATGACCGTCATTGTCAACGGCAAAGCGGTAGGCGTCGCCTAATCAAGTTGTCTCCACGGCTGCGCAAGCAGCCCTTGGGGCCGGTTGCCTTCGGGCGCCGGCCCTTTTTTCTTGAGGACATTCAAAAATGAGCAACGCAGAGCAGCGCGCTCTCGTGCCGGTGCAGTACGCCGGTAAGAAGCGCGAAAAAGAGGACAACGTAGCCGGCACTGGACTGGTATGGGCGCCCGGCCAGATTCATTTCGTGCCGCCCTTGGTGGCGCAGAAGCTGGCCCGCCATCCCGATGTTTGGAAGGTGGTCGACGATGCAACGGTCGACGAAGACCCGGCCAAGATTGGGTTGGTGGTGACCGACTCCGACACGCAAATCGCACAGCCTCCCACCAAGGAAGGCGAGAAGAAGCAGACGGAGCAGCCGCCCCAAACGTTCGACCTGCCGAACCTGCAAGGAATGACGCGCCCGGATATCGCGGAGTTTGTCTCCCGAAACTTCAACACCACGCTCCCTGCCAACATGAAGAAGGAAGACATGATTGCGCAGGCCGTAAATCTCGCCAACTCGCGCGCGGCAGGAGAGATTCAGTAAATGGCCGCCTTGCGCGACTTCGAGCGGCACATTCTGCCTTTTGTGGATGGTGCGCCGCTGCCGGCCATCGAGGATGCAGTCCGGGATGCGTGTGTGGAGTTCTGCACGCGTACCAGGGTGCTGCGCCAGATACTCACGCCCATAACGCTGATTGCGGGCCTGGCCGAGTATGAACTGGATGCCCCGGACGGCGACAACCGAATCACGGAAGTCATGGGCGTTTGGTTGCCCCAGGGCCGAATTGACCCGTTCACCCGGCCCAAGCTTGACGAGCGCTACCCGAATGGCTGGGCGACGCTCGCGACTGGCGATGTGCGCGACGTGGCTGGCTATTACTGCCGGGCACCGGGCTTTGTGCGCCTGATCCCCAAGCTGACGATCAAGGTGGCGCGCGCGATGACTGTCGAGGTGGCGTACTGCCCCGGCCGGGACGCTGTAGAGGTCGACGACCTGCTGCTCGACATGTACGGAGAGCCCATTGCCGCCGGCGCGCTGGGCCGGTTGCACCAGCATCCCGGTGCCAAGTATGCAGACCCGACGCGCGTGGCGACGTACCTGTCAACGTTCGAAGCTGGTATCACGAAGCATGCGGATGACTCCCAGCACGGGTTCGCGCACCAACCGCTGCGCACCGCAAGGGACACGCTGTCATGAAAGTCTCCGACACTCTGACCCGCGCCCGGGACATCCTGCAGGACGCCGACGCTGATTATTGGTCCGAGGCCGAGCTACCGCGCTGGTTGAGCGATGGCCGCCTCGAGGCCTACAAGCTGCGGCCCGACCTGTACGAGGTTACCGAGGTGGCGACCCTGGCCGAAGGCTTCCGGCAAGAGCTGCCCAACAAGTCCCGCCGCCTGTTTGGTGTGCCGCGCAATGTGTCTGCGCCCAAGCAGCGCGCCATCACCGTGATTCAGGCTGATGTCTTGGCCAGGATTCGCCCGCAGTGGCGCAGTACGAAGCCGGCTGCGGAGATCCTGCACTACATGTACAGCGAGCTGGACCCCGGCCACTACGACGTCTATCCGCCGGCGCGCGCCGATGTCCAGATCGAGATCAGCTACGCCAAGTTGCCCGCTGCCGTATCGAACCCTGACACCGAATTGTCCGAGGAAGGCGAGTACGCCACGGCGCTGATCGATTACGTGCTGTACCGGGCATTTCTCAAGGAAGCCGATACCGTCCCAGCGTTTCACGACCGCGCCATGCTGCATCTACAGATGGCTCGCGCGACGCTGGTGGGCGATGTGGCGGTCAAGGCTGATACCAGCCCGAATCGCAAGGAGTCGTGATGGCCACGAACAAGAAGATTCCGCTCGTGCAGGGCGACACCCGCCCGCAACTGGTCCTGTCGCTGACTGATGAAAACACCGGCCGGCCGATTGATCTGTCCGGGGCCAACACCACCATTCGCTTCCTGTTTCGTGAGCTCGGCGCAGATGCCGCCAAGGCCATCATGCCGTGCTATCCAGTTGCGGGTTTTGAGGATCCGGATACGGGCGAGGTCGATTATTCGCCGCCGTATGACGTGGCCGGCAAGGGTGGGCGTTGCGTGATGGATTGGTCGCCTGATGCATTGGATACCGCGGGCGAGTTCGACGGCGAAGTCGAAGTCACCTTCGAGCCCGGTGCCGTCCAGACGCCCTACAAGCTACTGACCTTCACCGTGCGGGAGCAGATTCAGGATGCCTAAGGGAATCCGGGTCACCGTTTCGGCCGCGCAGCCGGCGGTCAAGGTCAACGGCGAGTTCATCGAACTGACCGCGCAATGGGTAGCGGCGGCCATCTCCGCATCGCTGGACCCCGCTGGCAAGAACCCTGTCTTGGTCGATGTGGCTGCGGCGGTAGACAGCCTGGGTTTCGAGTTCAGGCTTGAGGACGGCACGACCGCCCGCGATGCACTGGTGGTCCATGTAGAGCGCCTGCTGTCCGATGTCTCGACCGTGGAAGACCTGCTCCACGTCAACGTGGAAAAGCTGCTGGCTGACGCATCAGCCTGCGCGGACCGGCTGAGCATTGAGGTGGCGTGGTCGGACCTTAGCCAAGCGCTGGACCGGCTCACCGTGCACGTGGACAAGGCACTCGCCGATGCCACGCAAGCTGGCGATGCCACCCGCGTCGATATCAACAAAGCCATCAGCGATGGCGCAGCCAGTCAGGACCAGATCGCCTTTGGCTTCGCATTGCACGACGAAGCGGCGAGCGCCGACGAACTCCGCGGCCACGTGGAAAAGGCTGTCTCCGACATAAGCGTGAGCGGCGATGCAGTCACTACCGACATTGACCGCGCCATGTCCGACGCCGTGGCATCAGGCGACTCGGGCGTCATCTACGCGCAGAACTATGTCCGCGACTACGTCGAGGACGAATACGTCGGCAAGAAATTCACCTTCTGAAGAGGAAAACAAGCATGTTTCTAATAAACCGCACTTTGAGCCGCGGCGATATCGAGCTGCTTATTCAGCGCGCGAGCGGCCGCATCGACCGGTACTACTTTCCTAACCTCTACACAAACGTGGGCCTGGGTCGCTTGGCCGCGCTGGAGGCCGACGAGGCAGTGGACCCCATCAGCCACATGGCGGTGGGCACGGGCACAACTCCAGCGGCTGGCGGAGATACTGCACTTGAAGCCGAGATCGCCGGGTCTCGCGTTGCAGTTACGAAGTCCGGCTCCGGTGCGTCACGCATCTATACAGCCGTCTTTGTGGAAGGCGTCGGAAACGGAGCGATCACTGAAGCGGGCCTATTCAGCGCAGCGACCGGCGGCCAGATGAGTAACCGTAGCGTTTTCGGGGTGAAGACCAAGGAACCTGGCGAGGTGTTCACCTTCAATTGGATGTTGACCCATCTGCGGGCGTAAGACATGAGCCTGACAGATCTCACGCTGCGCGCCGACCTTGACCGGCTCCTGACTTCTCAGGAGCTGGACCAGAACCAGGTAAACCTGCGCGACGCCATCGATAAGGTGGCTGGCCGCTGGTATGGGGAAACTGAGCCACCCGTGAAAGTACCGGGGATGGAGTGGATTCAGCAGTCTATCGGTGTAACCCTTGTGCGTGATCCGACCAACACGACTTGGTTGAGGAAAGAGCGGGCGTTCGTCGATATGACTGGGTATTCGCCGGTAAGCTCGTTTAAGAACAAGATCATTAATGGGGATTTTCTAATTTGGCAAAGAGGCGCGAGCCAAATCACCAGTGGGTATGGTTCGGACGATCGTTGGCTTAACTATCACGTCGGGTCTACAAAGACACATAGCCAGCAAGTACACACTCCCGGGCAAGCAGAAGTTCCCGGAAACCCCATATATTTCAGCCGCACAACCGTCACATCCATTGCGGGTGACAGTAATGGGGTGGCAAAGATCCAGCGAATAGAAGATGTTCGGACGTTCTCTGGTATGGTAGCCACCCTGTCGTTTAATGCAAGGGCGGATAGCCCGAAAAAGATAGGAGTAGTGTTCTATCAAAATTTTGGTGTTGGGGGAAGCCCTGCCGTGGTGTTTGGTAGCCATCTGGTCGACGTACCCACCATTTGGAAAAGGTTTGCAATCACTATATCGGTCCCATCTATCATGAATATGACGATAGGGGTAAATAACTTTATATCTCCTGTCTTTGTATTCGATGCGGGCACCTCCTTCCTGTCTGGCGCTGGCAGTGTCGGCCGACAATCAGGAACATTCGACCTCTCTGAGATTCAGTTTGAGGCAGGTGCGCATGCTACTGAGTTTGAACAGCGTCCCTTCACAATTGAAGAAGCCTTATGCCAAAGGTATTTCGAGGCAGGGGTCTCTGGGTACGAGTCCCCTAATTTAATTGGACAAGCCAGTTCCAGTAAGTTCAGAGTAATTAAGCGCGTGATTCCGACCTTTGTTTCCACCAACTTTTACAATATTGTTAATGCGAAAATCGGAGCCAATCGCTTTATCACCACCGGTGAATTCGGCCGATACTGTTCTGCAATAACTGACTCTGCTGGTCAAATAGCCGCAACGGAAAACTGGACGGCGGACGCGGAGTTATAAATGTATAAGTTAACTGAAACCGATTTGATTCTTAGGCTCGCAGACCGGGCGGAAATTCCACCCTATCCGGCCAACCGTGATTACCAAGAGTACCTAGCCTGGCTTGCGCAAGGAAACGAGCCCGAGCCATACGTGCCGCCTCCGCCACCGGTTCCTCAAAGCGTCTCTCGCTACCAAGGCCGCGAGGCCATGCGCCGTACCGCTTACGGTGATGGCACACTGCTGGAAGCCGTGGAAGCGTTGATTGCTGCGCCAGAAACGCCGCAACTCTATAAGGATGCCTGGAACGACATCCAGACTTTCCAGCGGAACAGCCCCATGCTGCTGGCGCTGGCCGCCCAGCTAGGAATAACCGATCAGTTGGACGACTTGTTCATCTTGGCGGATTCTATCCACGTCTGACCAGCACAACCCTTATTCACGAGCCCGGCCGAGCGCCGGGCTTTTTCATTTAGGACAGCTACCCATGAACGACCAGCGCCCGCAGCAGGGACTGTCGCCGGATGCGCGCGCCATCATCAATGCCATCTATCAGATGGACGAGCGGCACAAGCGCGCGGAAGACCAGAAGCACGAGGAGAACAAGCGGCAGATCGAATCGATTCTGGCGACGCAACGGCAAGTCAAGGCGGAGCTGGAGGGTATCGCGAGAGGCTTTCCGGACGGCGATCCGGAGAGCCACCGGCGATACCACGAACAAATTATGGAATGGCACGAGCTGCGCAACAAGATGGTACGTGAGGCCTTGGTCAATGCAGCGAAGGCCGGCGGTATCGCGGGCCTTGCCTGGATTGCCTATGCAGTTTGGACAGCATTCAAGATGGAGATCATGCGATGAAATTTGTAGAAGATTGGAAAGACTGGCCCCGGTGGTGGTCTACCTACTTTGAACTCGCTGCGGCGAGTTTTTTTTCGTACCTTGCCGCTGCTCCGGATGCGGTCATTCGCATCTGGCTGTCGCTTCCAGAGGATATTCGAGCAGCCATTGATCCCGAATACATCCAGTGGGCCGGGATTGCGCTGATCGCAAGCGGCTCCTTTTGCAAGATCGTGGAGCAGCAGAAGCTGAAGAGGGCGGCGAAATGAAAGCCCTATTTGCTTGGCTGATCAGCCTGTTCACTTGGCCGTCGATTGAGCCCGAGCCGGCGCGGCAACTGGCATGGGGCAACAAGGTAAGCGCAGCGTTCCGCGAGAAGGTGTTCATTATCTGTGCTGCCTTGGGTATCGATCCAGACTACTTGATGGCGTGCATCGCCTTCGAAACTGGCGGGACGTTTAACCCAGCTGAGCGGAACCGTGCGGGCAGTGGGGCAACTGGCCTGATTCAGTTCATGCCAAAGACCGCCGTTGCCTTGGGCACCACCACCTCCGCGCTCGCTGCCATGTCTGCTTTGGAGCAGCTGGATTGGGTGCTCAAGTACTTCCAGCCTTATGCCGGTCGCCTGAAGACACTGTCCGACGTCTACATGGCCATCCTCTGGCCCAAGGCCATAGGCAAGCCCGAAAACTACGTGCTGTGGGAGAAGGGTACAAGCCCTACGACCTATCGACAAAACGCCGGTCTGGACATGGACGGCGACCACGACATCGAGAAACAGGAGGCCGCCGCCAAGGTGCAAGCCATGCTCGTCAAGGGACGGCTTCCGCAAAACCTTTGGATAGAACAGCCATGAGCGAAATCATCCTGTCGCTGCTGCCGTATGCGGCCGGGGTAGTGGCGGCCATTGCCGGCATTGTCGGGATCTTTATATCCGGTCGCCAAGCAGCACGCAACGATATCAAGCGGGAGAGCTTGGAACGTGAAAATCAGGCCCTTCGCAAGGCCAGAGAGGTGGACCATGAGATTAGTGAGATGGATGAAGATGCTCTTCGTGCTCACGCTATTAAGCGCGGCTGGGTGCGGGACGCCACGCCCAAGCGGTGACTTCTGCAAAGTGGCGGATGAACCTTTCGAGTGGACAGGCATTGAAGAGTTCGATGCCACGCCGGAGCGGCCGCGCCTGCGGCTGATGCGTGACAACGAAAAGTACTACCGGCTCTGCCAATGAGGATTTCGACAAAAGCCTTCACGGGCATGATGCCGAGGGTGGAGCCGCATCTGCTTCCGCCGAGCGGCGCCCAGCAGGCCACCAACACAAAGCTATGGTCCGGCTCCATCGGGACGTTTCGCGAGCCGGGGTTCGTGGCCAACTTGGCCAAGGTCGGCACGGTCAAGACGATCTACCGATTCGGCAAGCATCTGGACGATGACACACGCCAATGGTTCCATTGGCTAAACGATACCGACGTGACGCGCGGGCCCATCCCGGATGATACGCAGGAGCGCACCTACTATACAGAGGCCGGCCAGCCGCCCATGGTGACGGATGCGACGATGGCAACGGCCAACGGTCTCATGCCGTCTGCTTCGTACCGGCTGGGTATCCCTGCGCCGACAATGCCCGCCGCCGTCACGGTAACTCCCGGCTCGAATCCCGACGATACCCTGGAGCGCCAGAACTGCCGGCTCGCCTACACGTTTGTATCCGGCTGGGGCGAAGAGGGGCCCCCGAATGCGGTGTCCGAAGCGTTCAACGCGACCACCGGCGATACGATCAACGTAGTCAGCATGGAAGGGCCTCCGACCGGGCAATACAACATCACGCACAAGCGGCTCTACATCTCGGCGGTGGATGCTAACGGCACTGCCGTCCTGCGCTTCTGGAAGGAAATCAGCGCAGGCGAAACCTCGTACAGTGCCGAACTCGATCTCACGCTACTGGGCGAGGCGCTGCCCGAGAACCCACTGATCCCGCCGCCGGAGAGCCTATTCGGCCTGATGGCACATCCCGGCGGCTTCCTGATCGGGTTCGTTGATCAGCAGGTTTACCGCTCCGAGACTTTCAAGCCCTACGGATGGCCGTACTTTTCCCCGGTGGCTGACGACATCGTAGGCGGCGCTGTCTCCGGCCAGGCCACGATCATTTGTACCAAGGGCAGCACTTATCTGGCGACCCAGGCCGACCCAATCACGTTTACGCCGGTGCGGCTGGATGGATTTCAGCCTTGTTCGTCTAAGCGCTCCATCGCCGTGCTGAGCGGCGGGGTGGTATATGCGTCGCCCGACGGACTGGTCGCGGTGTCCGAAGCGGGCCTGACCGTCATTACCGAACAGTTGCTGACCCGCGACCAGTGGCAGGCCTACAACCCAGCATCGATGATGACGGTGGTCCATGATGACCGTGCCTTCATCTTTTTCGATAACGGCGTCAAGAAGGGCAGCTTAATTCTGGACAAGGGGCCAGGCGGACTCAGCCTCATCGAAACAACCATTCACGCGACTGCCGCCTATGTGGATGAGCGTCGCGATGAACTGTTCCTCGTAGTCGAACAGGGCAAGGTGCACAAGTGGGAGGGTGGCGCTGGCCATCTGGTAGCGACCTATACCAGCCGCAAGTTCATCGTCGAGCGCCCGCAGAATCTGGGCGCCGCCATGGTGATTGCCGATGCCTACCCGGTCACCTTCACCTTCCGGGCGACCATCAAGGCCGCTGACGGTACCGACAAGCAGGTCTCGTTTACGAAGACCGTGCTGAACGGCCGGCCCTTCCGGATGCCCGGGAACTACCGCGCTCGCGAGTATGAGTACACAACTTCAGGAACCAAGACGGTCAAGGAAGTTGTGATCGCCTCCACCTTGGGCAACATCACCGCCGAATAATCCCCATGGCTACCTCGAAGAAAACTGGCCTTCGCCACGCGGAGCTGCCGGCGGTTGATGCTGTCCGTTTCCCGGACAACCCCGCGGCAACCAGGGCCTGGGAACAGATGCGCCAGGTGCTGGGTATCCGGCATGGGCGTAGTGGTCAACAGACCGACAGGGCCGTGACTTTCGGCGACCTCGTGGAGATGGGCGTGGTGTCCATGCGGGGCGCAGACGGTCGGATGATCCAGGTGACTGACCCAAGCGGCCCGTTCCTGCCGCCTGCCACCAAGCCGGAGCCGGACGGTATTCCGCCCGCACCAACGGGCGTGACGGTAACGCCGGCGCTGTCCACCATCATCATCGAGTGGGACAAGCCGAGCTTCGCCTACTTCGGGTATGCAGAGGTCTACCGCTCCACCACCAACAACCTGGCCCAGGCCCAGTATGTCGGGCAGACGACCGGGTGGATATTGGCGGACACGGTTCCGGGCAGCGCGACCTATTACTACTGGGTGCGCTTTGTATCCGCTGGCGGCAAGCCGGGCCCCTTCAACGACGTGGGCGGGATCGCCGCGGCTGCGTCGTTGGACCCGACATACCTGATCGACGTGCTTTCCTCGAACAGCCCGAAAGCACTGCTGTATGAGATCGAGGAGCCCACGATCATTGGCGGCGTGCCGGTACCGGCCGGCATCTACATACGCGATCTATATGTTGCCAACGGCTCTATCGGCAATCTGAAGTTGGCAAATCTGGCGGTGGATGACGCCAAGGTCGCCAACCTGTCGGCGGCCAAGATCGTCTTCGGCGAGATGTCGGGGGATCGGATTGCGGCGAACAGTCTGAATGCGAACCGCATCATTACCAGCACGCTGGCGGCGCGCTTGGCAACAATCACCGAAGCATACGTCGGCACGGCCAATATTCTGGACGCGGCGATCACGTCGGCCAAGATTGGCAACGCGAGCATTACAGCCGCCAAGATCATTGACGGCCAGATCACGGCTGCGAAGATTGCCGCGGCCAATGTGCTGACCGCCCATATCGGCGATGCACAGATTACCGCGGCCAAGATAGCGGCCGCCAACATCCTTGCGGCACACATTGGCGATGCGCAGATCACGACGGCCAAGATCGGGTTCGCCCAGGTGGACCGCCTGCGCATCGCTGGCAACTCCGTGACGTTGGCGGCGGCGTTCATTTACCCGCCGGAAACGATTTATTTGCAGGGCGAGTTCCCAAACACCTACAAATCTTTCAGCTTCTATATCCCGGAACCTGGCAATGTGGTGCTCTACGGCCTGTTCAAAAACCATACCGTTGCCAATTTCACGCCGTCGGTGTGGGTCTACCTCGACGGCGAATACCTTGGCCGGATCGACTCCTACGAGAATCAGAAGGCCTTATTGATCTCGTTCCGATATCTGGCGGCCGGGACTCACTACGTAAGCACCCAGGTGTACCGAGGCACAGGCCTTGAGGGTCCTTTGACCCTCGAGTCGTATTTCAGCACTTTCGCGGCGTTCCGATGAACACCTATATCGAGCATGACGACACCGGTCGGATCGTGGGTCAGATGATCCTGGCCGAATCGGACGCGATCCAGATGCGGGCTTCCGGCCACAAGCTGATACGCAGCGATAAAGACCCCGCCGCCCACTATGTACGGGATGGGATGCTGGTCCCGCGCCCGACGATGGGCTGCAAGCGCGAGGGCAATGTGCTGACCAACCTGCCACGTCCGTGCATGATCATGATCAACAGCACCGGCTACCAGTGCGAGGACGAGCGCGCGGAACTCCATTTTCAGCACCCGGGCACATTTCAGGTGCGCATTGTTGCGTGGCCCTACATCGATCAGGAGTTCACCTTTGAAAATTAACCACGCAGAAGACTACCGGGCCATGCGCCAGAAGGCGTACCCGCCGATAGGCGATCAACTGGATGCCGTCATGAAACTGGCCAACGTGCTGGGGGCTTATGGCATCGCGTTGCCATTGGAAACAAGGGAATGGATCGAGGCCTGCCAGAAGGTCAAGGATCAATACCCGAAATATTAACGAGGATGCCATGCACGAAATCGAGCAAATACTGAACGACAACCTGGGCAATCGGCTCACGCCGGCGCTTGTTATCGGTTTGATGGCGCTGATAACACACATTATCAACGCATCCCACCAGGAAGCGGCTGCGCCGAATGCCAAGGATGATCGCTGCGATGAGACTGGGAGCCAGGACCGGCCATGATCATCACCGGGGAACAGCGACCCGAATACTTCAGGTTCGCGTCCGACATCCTGCAGGAGCCATTCGAATGGCCGCACTGCAAGTGCATCACGACGCTTTCCAACACCGGCGAGATACTGGGTGTCGTGGTCTACAGCCAGACCACGCTCACCAACTGCATGATGAGTGTGGCGTCGGACGGAACAGGGCGATTCCTGTCGCGCGCGGCGCTGTACGAGTTCTTCGCCCTGCCATTCATCCAGTGGGGAAAGCCGCGCGTCACGACGCTGATTCGACCCAGCAACACCCATTCGATCAATTTCAACAGGAAGATCGGCTTCATTCAGGAAGGCATAGTGCGCAGGGCGTACGGCGATGAGGACGGCATTTTGTTCGGCATGCTCAAGGAAGAGTGCCGATTTTTGAACTACAAGAGGTGAGCGATGAGCAAGGGATCTACGATTGAATCGGATCCGGCAATAGGCCGGGCATCCGAAGCCAATGCCGCGGTGGCGGCGCGCGCCCAGACGCTCGCCGAGCAAAATTGGGCGTGGAACAAGGAACTGACCGAAAAGTATGCGCCGATTTATGAGAAGCTGATCAACTCGCAAATCGCGCTTTCAGACCAGGCCGCGCAGCAGTCCGAGGACCAGTGGCAGCAATATACAGATGTCTTCCAGCCAATTGAAAACCAGATGGCGCAGGAGGCGGTGAACTATGACTCACCGGAGGAGGTCGCCCGTCGAGAGGGGCTGGCAGCGGCCACGGTCGGACGCCAGTTCGATGCTGCGCGCGAGCAGACCACCCGGGAGATGGGACGCATGGGTGTTTCGCCCACGTCCAGCATGGGCCAGCAGGCGCTGGTGGATCAGGCCAATGCGGAAGCGCTGGCCAAGTCCGGGGCGATCACGAAGGAGCGCAACGATACCAAGCTGTTGGGTATGTCCCTGCGGCAGGACGCCGCGCGGTTTGGTCGCAACCAGACAGGCACTGGCCTTGCCGCATCCGCGGCCGCTTTGCAGGGTGCAAGCGGTGCGGCCGGCACCATGGGCCAGCAGACAGCCCAAGGCAATGCGGCGGGCAATGCCCAAGGCCTGATGGGCACGGCGATCCAGGGGAACAACTCCGCCGGCAACTTGGCGCTGAACCAATGGCAAACCAAGGTGAACGCACAGTCGCAGGCCGATGCAGGGCTTGGTAGTTTGGTCGGAACCGGCTTGATGGCTGCTGCACTTAAGTGGCCGTCTTCTGAGGAGTTGAAGGAAGATAAGGCACCGGTCGACGACGACAAGGCCCTGGACGGGCTGATGAAGGTTCCGGTTGACGAGTGGAAATACAAGGACGGTGTCGCTGATGAGGGCCAGCACACCGGCCCCTATTCCGAGGATATGCACAAGCAGTTCGGCGATGGAGTGGCCCCTGGCGGCATTGGACTGGACCCGATCAGTGTAAGCGGAACCCACCATGCAGCGATCCGGGCTCTTGGCAAGAAGGTGGACGCCATCGAAAACGAGCTTGGCCTGAAAAGTGTGTCGCCCGAGAAGAAGAAGCCTCGCAAGAAAGCGGATGGCGCAGGGTTGCAGAAGATACTGGACGCGGATTTGACAGCCGGCCTTGTTGGCCTCACGAACTGAACAGGAGACAGATATGGCAATTAGCGGCGGATTTGCTGGCGGCCTTGCCCAGGGGCTGCGCAACGGCATGGTTTTGAATGACTACTTCGATCGGCAGCAGGACCGAAAGGAACAACGGGCGGTGAGTGAGGCCCAGGCCCGTGCCATGCAAGAGCAGGAAGCCCAAGCGCAGGGCCCGGGTTTGGTTGATCTGGCTGGCGTACAGGCAGCACCGTCTGAGGACCTAGGCCAATCCGTTGGCCTTACTCCGGTGGAAGCGTCCGCGGGCGGCGCCCAGCCCCAAGGCGCAGCCCCCGCCTCAGCACAGGGTGGCCTAAGGGATGTGACGGCGAATTATGCCCTTCCTCAGCAGGCCGCGGGCCGGCCCCAACAGAACAGGCCTGGCCAGGATCAAGATATCAGTCGGGCAATATCGAGTTTCAGTGCCGGTATATCCGAGGCATGGAAGCAGAAGCGTCCCGACTTGGCGCTTGATCTCATGGTCCGGCGCGAACGGCTTGCGGCCGCCAATCGAGGCCGAGCCTACGAT